TTTTCCCGTATCGTAATTCAATGCCGTAATCTCCGCCCACACGGTCATTTACAATCACGGTAAAATTGTCAAACATGATCTCGCCGCCCCACCGATTGATGAAGCTCTGGTCGATATCGCCGTTCAACGCCTGCATGAAATTCATGTTCTGATAGTATGCTGTAGCCGACCGGGTGATATTCGAAAGACCGGAGTACTTGCTGTTCGGCGCGAGCATGATGTCAAGTGCATCCTGCCCGTTCTTTCCGGTCGGGCGAACGTCGGAAAGCCAGCAATCGCCCATAGAGTCGTAGAAAATCGGCTCCAGCGTCGCGGCGACGCCGGAGTCCTGCTTCTGCGCGGTCTTTACCCGGAAAAGCTGATCGCCGTTGAATGACGGCATCTTGATAACAGCCTCTTCCGTGATGTATTTCCATCTTCCATCCGCATCAATCGGATGCGTGATCTCCGCTTCCCACGCGCCGTTTAAGATAGCGTGGACGGATGCGGAGACAGGAAGAAGCGTCTGATCGCCGTTCTTTTCATAGTCCGTGTTGGACGGTGTGTAAATCTGTATCATACGTCATACCCCCATTGTGGTATTATGCTCAATGTGCCGCCGGAAACCGAAACGCTCACATCTCCGTGCGGGATGTAAAGTTCCTCGTAATTCCCGGTAACAATGTTGTTTTGAGAAACGCCATCGGCGTTATAGGAAACCATCCTTTCCGTGTCTATTGTGATAGACCCGTTTACCGTTCCGGTCATCTCGTTTCCGTTGACGGTCAGAGTAAACGCGCCGGTTCCCGTGATCGTATAGATTGGACGGCAGAGATCGTATGGGTTATAATCAATATCCGATACAGGAATAAGCCCATCCTTTTCAAACTGGTAAGGCGTGCAAGTGAAAGAAACGGTAAACTGACCGAACTTTCTAAGTTCCCGCTCTATATCTCCATAGTCCACTTTCCAGACTTTGTAAAACACATTCTGGTGATCGGATATGACCAGCGTGCCAGTTCCTTTAAGCCAGCGTTTCAGGACCGTTACGTGGCTCATGAATTGCGGCGATATGATACCAAATATACACTGTATAACAAGATTGCTCTTGTAATCGTCCACTCCGACAAGTTCACCAAGCCTGCCGCCAACAGCGCTTATCTGATAGCTTTTCTCAGCGCCGGAGAACTGGGCGTAATCGTATAAGATCACGCCATGTCCTTTTCCGGTTTCGTTGTTGTACTCGATATCGTATTTTGTGTAATAAATATCTTTCATCAGTACGCCCCCCTTGCTCGAAGAACGGCTTTTTGCTGATTGCCGATTTTACGGATTGTGTAATCTGATATTGTTTCTCTAAGCGGTGTTCCATCTACGTTGGTATTATTGATAACCTGTATCACCATTCCTTCCATAAGTCCGCTCAAGTCTAATGATTCAGCTCCGCTATTCGCTCTTGCAGCCTCTTTTGCGTATTTCACGGATATGTCATGTGGAATCACCTGTGCGCCATTTGGCAAGTATGTAAGCTCGCCTCTGCCACCCTCGTTCATGTATGCAAAACCACCCTGCCAGTCGTCAGTACCGTGTGCTAGATATGGGATTCTCCCTATGTTTACGCCAGGTATCATATTGATAAGACCGATTGCTGCATTGATTCCGCTGATTACACCATTCACGAACCCTTTAACTGTGCTGACAAGCGAATTAACAGCGCTTCCTATTCCAGAAAATACGCCGGATACAAAAGATGTCAATCCGTTCCACGCGGACTTTATTCCGCTGAATACGGTTTTAATCACACTTCCAACACGATTCATAATGCTAGAAACCGTGGAGAATATCTTTGAAAATACGCTCGCCACAGTTGAAGCGATCGGGGATATTGCCGATATGATAGATGAAATAACACCAGCAATAAATGAGATAATCGGACTGATAATTTCCATAATGTCCGATATAACTCCGGCCACAAATGAGATGATGGGCATTATCGCTGTAATAATTTGTGAAACAACGTCAATAACTGTAGATAACACACTCATAATCGGCGGCAATAATTCTTCTATCGCTCCCATAATTGCATTAATTATAGTGATAACCGGCGGCAATACTGCTGATACAATATTTCCGACTGTTTGAATGATCGTTGTAAGTATCGGTGCAAGCTGTGAAACTAGTTGTGCTATAAGCGGCGCTACAGTTGCAACTATCTGCCCTATCATTGTGACAATCTGTGCCAATACTGGAGCTAACGCCTGTAACACGGATGCTATCGTAGTGGCTAATACTGTGGCTATATTCTGTATTACCGGCATAAGGGCCTGTATAACCGGGACAAGTGACTGACCAATTGTGCTAATAGTCTGCATGACAGAATTTCTGAAGCCCTCATTCGTAGTCATGAGGTAAGCGAATGCAGCTACAAGTGCAGCAATCGCAGAAACTGCAATTCCTACTGGACCGGTAATGGCGGTAAATACTCCTGATAATGCAGCTTTCATTCCACCGAGCGCGGCAATTTTTCCGCTTAGTAGACCTATTGCTCCTGAAACAGACCCGAACACGGAAACCATTTTTCCGATTACCAATAAAGCAGGCCCAGCTACAGCCGCTATTCCTGCTATTTTTAGTACGAGCTGTTGCAATTGTGGGTCTGCCGCTGCAAATGCATTCACCATTTCTGTAGCTTTCTGGATGATCGGTGTCACAATAGGAAGAAGATTCTGTCCAAGTGTAATAGCAAGGTTCTCTACTGATGCCTGGAACGTTCTCATACTGTTCGCTGTTCCGTCTGATGTTCTAGCATAATCTCCGATAGCATTTTTGGACATTGCCATAACGTAGTTGTATCTGAGCTGTACTTTCTCAGCCTGAGTCATGTCGTCATATACAAGACCAAGACCATCCGCAAACTCTTGTAAATTAACCTCTGTCATAACAATACCGAGCTGTTTCAGTGATTCTGTCTCGCCAGTGAACACGCCATTAAGCGCGGTCATAGCTTCATCTATTCCAATATTTTTGAATGATGCCATATCTCCGGCAAGTCCGGCTAAAGAAGTAGACATTGAAGCCGCTTCGCTCTGAGATATTCCCATAGATGTCGCCATGTCTCCGAAAAGTGATGTCGCTTCAAGCGCCTGATTCATTGACAGACCAAAAGACTGTGTAGCTGTGTCTGCCCACGCCTTTACTTCGTCCGCATTATCACCGAATGCGACACTGATTTTATTTAAGTTTTCGTCAAAATCCGACGCAGCGTCTACCATACCTTTTCCTGCGATTGCAAGAGGCGTTGTCACTCCTGCTGTCAGTTTTGTGCCTATTCCGCTGATCTTATCGCCAATGCTTTTAGCCTTATTAGAGATGTTCTCCATTTTCTTTTCAAATGAACTTGCAGATTTTTCTGCGCTTTGAATTGCTTTATCAAATCCACTTGAGTCACCAGTTATTTTTGCAGATAGTGTGTAATCAGGCATCACTTACCCCCTTTCCGCTTTAGTCCAGCCGCTTTATATACTCTGTCAACCCAACCTTTTCCCTCTTTTTCTTCGATCTCAAGAACAATCTTGATATCATCTCTCGCTTTCTCTTTGTCAGCCGGTCTCGAAAGTCTTTTCCAGAGATCGCGGAAACGTGCATTTTTCTTTCTGAGTGCATTAGATACAGCATTCAGAACCGCATTCCGTAATAGCGTTGAGTCTGATACTGTTTTTTCCTCCCACTTTTTACGGATAAACGCCGCCTCTCTCGGAGTCAGATCGTAGTAATCGTTCTTTGAATATCCGAGATTTACTGCAAAAAAAGCGAAGTCCATATCGTTTTGATATGGCTCCGCTAATTTTTCATATTCCGGATCAGGTTCGCCTTTAAGGTATTCGAAATCAACTAAGCGCCTTGGAAGAAAAAAGGGCAATCCCTCTGCATAGCGTCCATCACTGCGCCGTTGATCGTTATATATCCGGTAGATTCAATGAGATCTTCGGCTATTTTCAGCCCGTTCTTTGGCGCTACATAGATGTCGGAACCCTCTTCTTTCAGACCGTAGGCAAAATACGCTTTCAGCGCAGTAAGTCCGAGCATACCTTTGTGAGATGCGATATCTGCCATCATCGGCATTCCTACAGTGTTTTCAATCAGTTCAACCCTTTTCAGGTTGTACTTAAGTTCATATTCTTTCCCGTTATACTCAAACACGGTTTATCCTCCTATCCTGCCTATAATCCTGATGGCATTGTATCTGTAGAAGGCGGATCTGCTGTAAGGTCAGCAAGACCGCCCATACCGCTCAGTGTGATTGAATATGTCATTGCGTCATCGTACGGAGCTTCAAGCGTGTATTCAGTAATGGACGCAAGTCCCCCAAACATTCCCTTTTTGGTTTTGGAATTAATTACCTTTATGCAGACTGGGTCTCCATTTGTAAATGCCTCTGACAATGCCTGATGCGCCTCATCACTCGCAACATACAGGCCATCATTATCAATAGACCATTCTTTCATACCGGCGATGTATCCTTTCCATCCACCGGTTGTATCCTTTGACGTGATCTCGATTGTGTCCGCTGATCTGTTGATGGTCAATCCCTGCTGTCCTGCGATTGCCAGAAGATTAGCTCCGGTCGAATCAAATACACACAACAGAATATCCTTTCCGGCTACTGCCTGCGCCGCAGTGCTTGAAAAATCACAGTATTCGTTATTATCATAAGCAAATAACTGCAATGCTCTGAATAATTTGTTTTTCATTCTGATCTCCTTTCATATCTTGCACATAAATCCGTAGCTCACCATGAAGTCAAAATTGACTATAGCGTGCTTTTCGCCAGATTCATCCGTCTTTATGGTCTGCACACCGTTATCCGTCTGCATGACCAATGTAAAAGGCTCCGGGAGGATGATATCCTCGCTCAGAGCCGATTGTAAGTTTTCGATTAAGTTGTACACGCCCACGGAAGACGGGCTTTCCTCTGCAATGCAGTGGATTGCGACCGAGTACACATCCCGGAACATTGTCTTACTGTTTGCAGGATGGATCCGTGTGATCTCTGCGAAATACAGAGGAC